GACGATAGATCAGAGATGCGAATTGGCGGCTGAGTTGGCGACACATGACAAGCCTGTCACTGTCTGGTGCGAGACGAATGACGAAAGCAAGATGCTGGCTGATATGATAGACGGCGCGATTGAGGTCCGAGGTGACCAGACACCAGAGGAAAAAGAGCGCCGCCTTTTGGGGTTTGCAGATGGCGAGTTTCGCGCCATCGTGACAAAGCCAAAACTGGCAGGATTTGGCGTCAACTGGCAGCACTGTTCTCATGCCGTTTTCGCTTCGATCAGCTTTAGCTATGAGCAGCACTATCAGGCAATTCGCAGATCGCATCGCTTTGGGCAGTCAGAGCGCGTTCGGAATGATATCGTTATCGCTGATACTGAGGATGTGATTTGGCAGGCGATCAACGTCAAAAGCAAGAAACACGACGAGATGAAAAAGCGCATGGCTGAGGCTATGGCGAAAGCGCAGTCAACCGGGAAAGTCAGAACGGCATATGATAGGCCACTTGATCTGGCATTTCCAGAATGGATCAAGGGAGAAGTATGATGTGTGATGAATTTTATATAGAAATGAAAACTATGACTAAGTGGAAAAAGGCAGGGGACACATTTGAGCCAATAGATGATTGGAATATTAAAAGAGAAGCTAATGACGTTTTGGGAAAAGGCGTTTTTCAAGGTCCGTACAAAACAAAGGGAGAGACGAAATGAAACAGCCAGAATACAGCGGAGCCGGATGGGCAATCCACAACAGCGATTGCATCGAGGGCATGTGGGCAATGCCAGAAAACAGCATTGATTGTTCCATATTTTCGCCGCCATTCGGGGATTTGTTCGTTTACAGCGATAGCGAGCGCGATCTTGGAAATGCTGGAACGGGCGAGGCTTTTATCAGTCAATACACGTTTTTTGCAGAGGCTTTAACCCGCGTGATGCGCCCAGGCCGGATGGTTTGCGTACACTGCACTGATCTGCCAATGCGCAAGGGCAAGGATGGCGCAATCGGTCTCAAGGACTTCTCTGGCGATCTGATCCGCGCGCATACTGATGCCGGGTTAATCTATCATGGGCGCGCGACGATCTGGAAAGATCCAGTGGTGGAGATGCAGCGCACAAAGGCGCATGGATTGCTCTACAAGAACATCCGTGGCAACAGCACATTCAACCGCGTAGGAATGCCAGACTATATGCTGTTTTTCCGCAAGGATTGCGAGACAAGCGACCCAGACTATTCGCCAGTCAAACACGCAGCGCCGGGTGATGAAAAGACTGCTATTAAGATCGCGACGGAATGGCTGCGCGATTTGCGCCGCAATGGGCTTTGCGAAACCGTATTGGATGAAAAGGCTTTGGCGGTCTTGATGGATGACGCAAAATTTGACGTTTACGAGTGGCAAAAACTGGCAAGCCCTGTTTGGATGGATATCAATCAGGGAAACGTGCTGCGCCGGGTCAAGGCGGTCAATGACGAAAAGCACGTTTGCCCGTTGCAGCTTGACGCAATTTCGAAGTGCCTGCGTTTGTATACCAAGCCGGGGGATGTGGTCATGGACCCATTTAACGGGATCGGGTCAACCGGATATGAGGCAGTCAAGATGACGCGCCGCTATCTCGGGTTTGAGTTAAAGCCAGAATATGCAGCGCAAGCGAACGCTAACTTGAAAGATGCTGAGCGGGTCAGTGCTGATTTGTTTGCAGCATAAATTTATTGCAACACATCGCGCCGTGGTTTAGGGTGAACGAATTGAAAGGGAGACAAACGATGGACAACAGAGATCAGCTTTGCGCAGACTGGCTTGCCGCCAAGAGCGCGGAAACTAAGGCTCGCGATCTGCGCGTAAAGATCGAGGTGCAACTTGCAGACGCCTTTGAGGTGCCTGCCGAGGGCAGCAAGACCAGCCAGACGGACGATTACAAAATTACGATGACGCAGCCAATCACTCGCAAGATCGATCTGGCCGAGTGGGCCAAGGTCAAGGGCAAGATCGACGCAAGTTTGCAGCCAATCAAGGTGGCAATCACTGCCGACGCAACTGGTTGCAAGTATTTGGCTGAAAAGGAGCCGAAGGTCTGGGCCAAGATCGCCAAGGCATTCATCGCAACACCCGGCAAGGTCGGCGTGAAAGTGGAGGCGAAATAATGGCAATTGATCTCAAAAGCCTGAGCCGTCCGACTGCGGGGCGTCCAATGATTGCCACGCTGTTTTCAGAGGGCGGCATGGGCAAGACGACGCTCGCCGCTATGTTTCCGCGCCCGGTGTTTATCCGGGCAGAGGATGGAACGGCCAGCCTTGACGGCCACCCGGACGCTATGCTGTTTCCGGTTGCCAAGTCCACCAAGGACATTTTCGACGCCATAGAGGCGCTGGCAACGCAGGAGCATGACCGCAAAACGCTGGTTGTGGATAGCGTGACGCAGTTTGAAAAGATCGCACAGCGCGAGATTATCGACAGCGAACCAAACCCGAAATGCAAAAACATGGCGGCAGCACATGGCGGCTATGGGAAAGCCTTTGGGATGCTGGACAAGATGCACCAAGATTTGCGCGAAGCCTGCGATTATCTCGTGACCGATTGCGGGATGAATGTGGTTTTCATTGCCCACGCCACGACTGAGGAACTGGAATTGCCAGACGTGGATAAGTACAGCCGATACACAATCCAGCTTCACAAAAATCGCCAATATGATTGCGTTCATCACTATTCGAACAACGCTGACATGGTGGCATTTATCCGGCTGGTGACAAACCTGCGCGGGACCGAAGGCGGCAAGAAACGCGCGATCAGCGACGGTGCCCGCGAAATCATCTGCTTTCCGGTCGCAAGCAACATCAGTAAGAACAGATACAATATCACGGAACGCCTGCCATTTGATCTGGCCGGGGCATTCCCATTTGCAGAATATGTAGCGCAGTAGAAGGAAAACCGCACATGGAACTGAACGGATTTGACGCAAACAATGTAGACCCAGCAGAAAGCCGGGAACCGATCCCTGCCAACTGGTACAAGGTTGTTATCAGCGCATCTGAGGAAAAGCCGACTAAAGCGCAAACTGGATCATATCTCAATTTGACGCTTGAGATTATTGAAGGCGAGCATGCGGGCCGGAAGGTTTTTGATCTGCTGAACCTGAACAATCCAAACCAAACGGCGGTCGAGATCGCACAGCGCACCTTGTCCAGCATTTGCCGCGCGGTTGGTGTGATGACGCCGCGCCAGTCTGAAGATTTGCATGACAAGCCGATGATGGCAAAGGTCTCGGTTAAGCCAGCCGCAAACGGGTATGATGCGCGCAACGAAATCAAAGAATACGCTGCCACGACCAAGGGCAGCGGGACGGCAGCACAACCTGCCGAGCAGAAGGCCACGCCGCCGTGGAAGCGCGCGGGCTAGTACATCGATTGACGGGGCGAGCAATCGCCCCGTTTGCTGGATGTATTGGAGGATAAAATGGATCTTAAAGCAATCTTTCGCGCGGGCTTTGTGCGCCGCTGGCATGCCAATCCTGATCTGTGTCACACAGTTGACCGGATTGACGGACATAGCGCGCGGGTGGCGCGCATCATTCTGGCGTTGCATCCAGAACCGTCCATCGGACTGATTGCGGAGGCGCTTATTCACGACGATGGCGAGAGCGTAACGGGCGACATGCCACACACCGGAAAGATCGGGCGTGTGGGTGCCGAGTTGCGCGCGGCAGAGGGAAAGGCAGTGCGCAATCTTTGGGGCGCTTCTTTTCTTTTTTCCGGTGATGATCTTGAATGGCTTGCGTTTGCAGATCGACTTGATGCGTATATGTGGGCAAAGCACCACGCGCCGCACATCATGGCTGGCGACGGCTGGCCGAGATCGAGAAACGACATTTTGAACGCCGCCGCCAAGCTGGGTGTCGGTGAAGCTGTTCTTGAGGTGGTGTGATGGATCTTGAGCAATTTAACAGCCCGCCCACTGTGCAAGCAATTTTCGAGTGGTATCAGGCCCAGCGAAAAGACAACCACCGCCCGCATTTGGGTGGGAGCCAGATCGGGAATGAGTGCAGCCGCGCGCTTTGGTATCAATTCCGGCACATGGATCGAGGGTATTTTGATGGCCGAGTGCTGCGCTTGTTTCAGACGGGCGATCGCGAAGAGGATCGCATTTTGGCGAACCTGCGCGCGGTGGGGGTGACGGTCTGGGACCGCGACCCGGACACGGGTAAGCAGATCAGGTTTACAGCTCACGACGGACACTTCGCGTTGTCACTGGATGGCGTGGCCGAGGGCTTGAAGGAAAGCAGCCAGCCGCACACGCTTGAGTTCAAAACGATGAACGACAAGAATTTCCGGGCGATGGAAAACAAAGGCTGCGAGGAAACCAAGCCCGTATATTTCGCGCAATGCCAGATCGGTATGCACCTGGCGGGTCTGGACCGATGCGCGTTTATCGCGGTGAACAAAAACACCGACGCGATTTACATGGAGCGCATCAAATACGATCCGGCGATTGCGCTGAAATTGGTGGCGAAAGCGGGTGAGATCATTTTCGCGGATAAGCCACCGGCAAAGCTAAACACAGACCCGGCGTTTTATCTGTGCAAGTTTTGCGACTACAGCGCCGTTTGTCATCTCGGCAAGTTACCAGAAGTTAATTGCCGAACATGCGCTCATGCCTCGCCAGAGCGGGGCGGGGATGGTCTTTGGTCCTGTTCCAATGGGCAGGCGTTTGGGACCGCCTGCGAAAAGCACCTTTTCAACCCATACGCTATGCCGTGGGATGTGCATGACGCATCACCGGACTGGGTGGAATATGTGACCGAGGACGGCGAGATCATCAGAAACGAAGGCAACAGCGAAAAGCTTGCATCTGAGTGGGTGCCGTTCTAGTGTTGCACTGCGCGGGCTAGGCTGATCCCCGAATCCCGGCCCTCCCCCGGTTGCCCGCGCGCTTTTTTTGGGAGAACGTCACGGAGGACGCGCTATGAAATTGACACTCAGGCCATACCAAGAGGACGCCATAAACGGGCTGTACGATTACTGGTCGGACGGGCGTGGCAATGATCCGTTGATTGTAGCGCCGACAGGCGCGGGGAAAAGCCTGATCCTGGCGAAGCTGGTAGAGGATGCTTTGGGCTTTACCGGGACGCGGATATTGATGTTGACGCATGTCAAAGAATTGATCGAGCAGAACGCCCAGGAATTGGTTGGCATTCTGCCGAATGTGGACCTTGGATTTTATAGCGCCAGCTTGGGCCAGAAGCGCCTTGATCGGCAAGTGACTTTTGCGGGCATTCAATCAATCTGGGAGCGCGCGCCGGATATGATCCCGCCGCCTGATCTTGTCATCATTGACGAGGCGCATCTTGTTCCCAAAAACACAACTACGCGCTACGGCAAGTTTCTAAACGATCTGCGGGTTTGTAATCCAGAGGTAAAAATTGTCGGGCTGACGGCCACGCCATACCGCCTTGACAGCGGATATTTGCACAAAGGCAAAGGCGCGATATTTGACGGCATCGCATATGACATTCCGGTTGGGATGCTGATGGACGAAGGCTATCTTGCCCCTCTGGTATCAAAGGGAGCCAAGGCGCAGATTGATTTGACGAACGTCGGCAAGCGAGGCGGTGAGTTTATCGAAAGCCAACTGGCGCTGGCCGCGTCTAATCCTGAATTGGTGCAAGCGACGGTTGAGGAAATCGTGCGTTTTGGAGAGGATCGAAAAAGCTGGCTGATCTTTGCCAGCGGCGTCAACCATGCCAAAATGATCGAAGCCGAAATGCACACGCACGAGATCGATGCGGAGGTGATAACAGGTGCAGACAATAAAACAGATCGCGCTTGCAAGATTGCTGATTTCAAGGCTGGCAGATTGCGCTGCCTTATTAACATCGGTGTTTTGACAACTGGGTTTAATCACCCAGCAACGGATCTGGTGGCGCTGGTGCGGGCAACAGCATCGGCTGGGCTTTACGTCCAGATGGCGGGGCGTGGGACGCGCAACGCACCGGGCAAAACGGATTGCCTTTTGCTTGATTTTGGCGGCAATGTCGCGCGGCATGGTTTCATCGATGCGGTGCAAGTGCGGGATAAAACCCAGAGCAGCGGCGATGGTGACGCGCCTGTAAAGGAATGCCCAGAATGCCAGTCGCTTGTTCATGCGGCTTTGCGGTTTTGCTCGTGCGGTCACAAGTTTCCTGATCCGGAATTTAATCACGCGGATCTTGCTTATGGTGGAGCGGTGTTGTCGTCTCAGGTTGTGGCCGAGTGGGTTGATGTGGATTACGTCAATTATTATCGACACAAAAAGGATGGCAAGCCGGATAGCGTCAAGGTCACTTATGGGATTGGCATGAATACAATATCAGAATGGCTTTGCCCGGATCACGGCGGATATGCGGCCAGTCGCTACCGCGCGCGCATGGCTGCTCTTGGGGCAACGGCACTGACGACTGACGACGCGATTGATGAGGCAGAGATTGCTTGGACAATTCCGGATCGAATCAAGATCAAGCCGCGCGCTGACAATCCAAAATTTGATGAAATCATCCAGCTTGATTACAGCGAAGGGCGCAAGCCAGAAAAACGGGGCGAAGATCTGGGATGGGGCAGTGATGACGGCAATGGCGTAAGTGTGCGCGAATTGTTGGAGGAAATTCCGTTTTGAGCATGCCGACCGAAAGCGCCGAGCAGATCGGATTTTTGAACTGGTGGCGGATGCAGTTTGGCAGCGTCAGGATATTCCACATCCCGAACGGCGGGCACCGCGCGATCAGCGTGGCTAAGAAGATGAAAAATGAGGGTGTTTGCGCTGGCGTTCCTGATCTTTACGTTCCGCAGTGGCGGCTGTGGATCGAAATGAAGCGCCAGAAGGGCGGGCGCTTATCGCCAGATCAAAAGGACTGGATTGAATATCTTGAGGGCGTTGGCGACACCGTGATTGTCGGGAAAGGTGCCGCCGATGCTAGTCGGCAAGTTCTGGAATTTGTGCGAGAACGGCGCGGATCACGTACTTAGTTATTGACAGCCCGGCATCTTGAGCAGCTTGCGCGATTGCCTGCTGTTCTGCCTCTGTCACTCGGCAGTGGATGACTTTTTCTTTTTTCATGGCATCGCCCCTTTGTGGTGTTGCGCAACACTATGGCGAAAAATGGCAGAGATCAAGACAGGCTTTGTGGTATTCGCCACGCAAGATACACCATCTGGCATTGCAGATGCGCGCGAGTGGCTGGCAAAAAAGGCGATGAAACCGGATCATGTGCGCTTGTATCGGATGGATGGTCAGGTTTTGGTTGAGACGCTCAAGCCTGTTTTGATCCCGTCGCAATAAATGTGTTGCACATTGCGATTGATGCGGGTAATATCATCCCAAGCAAACACGCAAGGGAGAGACGACAATGAACATCCAGAACCCGCTCGTTACCAGCCCCGCCAGCCGCGTCCTTGACGCGATGCCAAGGGCGAACGCCACAACAGCCGCCTTTCGCTACCTCAAGACGCGCCATGTTGAATTGGCCGAAATCCTCGACGCGCTACACAGCTTTACCGTTTCGCAATGCTCGGACCCGGCAGACGAAGACAGCGTGGGCGGCGCTGATACGATCCTCGAAGCCGCCAGCGATTTTCATGCGAGATGCGTTAATTATCACACGCTCGATGCCCGCCGCGCCCGTCATCAGGAAGCGAGCGAATGACCGCCCACCGCGTCCTCGCTTGGGCATTTATCGTTGCCGCAACGGCTGCAATCGGGCTTAGCCTGTCCAGCGCATTCACCATGATCGGGGGTGTGTGATGCACGAGGACGACATCAAGCGCATCAAGGGCGAAGACCGGGATTATGACCCTTACGATTGGACCGCGCCGCCGCCCGATTGGGGACACGTCGCCCGCGTAGTTGCGGTGACAGTCGGCCCGATCGCCGCCCTCGTCATCATCATTGCGTGTCTTCCATGACGCGCCACACAGACGCTGCGTCCTCCCCGCAGCCGCAGGCAAGTGGCGACTTCCTCCCCGCTGCTCGCCTGCCCAACCAGATCCATCGCCTCCCTGCCGCGCGGGGAGCCGGGAAATACTCCCTCCCCGGTTAACTTGCCCCCGGATTGCCTCGCGGCGTCTGGGGGCGCTTTTTGGGTGGATAGGCTGTGCGCCGCATGGCTGATAAAAATCAGGGATACAAGACTATGACAAACCAAGAAAAAGAACTTCGCGCCGCGCGCGCATTATGGCTGCGCTTTGCAATTATCGCCTTTGTCATGCTGGTGGCTTTGCTGGCGGCAATGGCCGCTGAAATCGCAATGACCAACCACATAGCAAACGTCATCGCGGCAAGGGAATAAGGCAATGACACACGACGAGCCGCCGCCGCCCTCGCCAGCATCAAGGAGCGTGACAATGGATAGAGAACACATGCTGGACGAATTGGAGGCCGTCATCCTCGACACGCACGACCTTGACGTGACCGCCCGCGCCGCAAGATCGGTTGTGGCTTACTTGTTGACCGCCTCAACCACGCCAGACGACCAAGCCACAAACGCCGCGTGACGATCCGCACAGACGCGCAGATTGATCCTGTCGCGCCGCCACGCCGCTGCCTGCTGCCCTTGTGTCGTCAGACCCGCAACGGGCGCAGGCAAGGCGCACAAAGAGGCAATCGCCGTGTCAGGCGGTGCAAGTCGGATCTTGTCAGCGGATGGCGTCGATTCCCCGCAGGAGATCAGGAGCCAGACCGGGAAGATCGCGATTGTCAGACGTGTCAGCATCATCGGCAAGTTCCCGTTCCAGATCATCAAGGCTTTGCTCAGAGGCGGCCAGCATTGCGGCCAGATCCCGCGCAGCTTTGTTGCGCTCGGCCAGCCTGTCGTTCAGATCCCGCGTGGCCTCGGCGTTTTTCGCCTCAGACGCCGCATAGCCCGCGTTATAGCCTGTCACCCGCAGATATGTGCCACCGCCTGCCAGCGCGCCGCAAAGCGCGAGGATGACCCACGGGTTACCGATCAGTCGGAACATCCTCGAGCCTCACTTGCTTTGGCGACATGATCCCGTTGTCGATCATCTTTTGCAGGCCATGCGCCGCCGCCCAGATCGCCAGGACAGACGGCACAATGACCACCAGCGCGCCCGCAGTCGTCGACATGTCTCGGCCCATAAATTCCGCCACTGCGACAAGGCCCAGCGGGAACACGGCCAGCCAGACCACTAGGAACCAAGCGCCCTCGCGTGACCCGGTATCGCCGCCGATGACGTATGAGCGAAACAGGCGCATCATCAGAGATAGCCGAACAGTTCCCAATGTGGCCCGTCATTGAACGCCCGCTTGCCTGCCATGCGCTTGCGCTTGACGTATGCTGCAACCCAATTCTCAGGTGCCCCAGCCAAGTCATTGACCACGGCCCAACAGCCGCCCCACCGCAGCTTGACGTTGCTTTCCCGCGCCGCCTGCGTCATCGCCTCGGCAATGACATAGATTGCAGGCCAGTCCCAGACGGCTCCCCCGTCGATCCAAGGCACGAGGTCAACAGCATGGCCGAACCCGTCGCTTTGCTTTTGGTGCTTGCCGACCTGGCTGATACCGTCGATCTGTGACGCACCACGGCGATAGAGTGCATTCTGATCCGCCGCCGTTCTGATCCCGTCGAAAACAGTGAAGTCTTGTTCAGTGATCTGGATTGCCCGCTCGACCACGCGCACAAGATCCGGATGGACGCCCTGCAATTCCGCGCGTGATTTAGTGCCAAGTGAATATGTCATTCCGCCGTCCCCACAATAAAACTACCCGTTGTCGTCACTAAGTACCCGAACTCATTTGTGTACGTCCAAGCCGCTGACCCAATGTCACCCGGCTGCAATTCCGGGCATTCATCGCCCACCCAATCGTTAACCGACCAGGTGGAATCCTCGCCAGTGTAAATCGCCTTGGCGTCGCCTGCACCAGCACACAGCAGGCGGTTCACGCCGTTTTCGATGCGGGTTATGCGGGCAACCCAATCCGCCGATAAGTTGCCAGACAGTCGCTGCGTGACAGTGCCGTTGCCATTGTATCGCAACAGTTCAAGAGTAAGCGATGCCGGGGGATGATCTGCCACCAAGTCAATCGTCGTATTGGTGATCGAAAAACCAGCGACCAGCGCAAACGCCGCCGCCGTAAAAGTAAACGGCCCATTCATCCAAAAAACCCCATATTTATGGCCCACGCCACCCCAGCCCCAATCACCGCCGCCCCGCCGATGATTTTGCCGAGCGCCTTCGCGCCTTTGTTTAGCTGGTCCATGCCAATCACTGTCTGCCACGTTTCCCGTGCATCATTGATAAAATGTCGGTGCTCTGCGGTTTCTTCCGGCGTCAAAGGCTCTTGGCTGAACCCCTTGCCGTTAAAATGTTCAGCCATGCGGCCCCCTAGTTTTCTTGCGCGACAAACGCCACAAAAGCAGCCCCAGCACGCCTAAAGCCAAATCCAAAACGGCGGACCATGCCAGCAATTCCACGGCCAATTCGGCAGAGACCCGGCCACCCAAGGCAAAGAATAGCGCCAACCCCAAGCACATCAGAAAGCACAAGGATCGGATTGCCAATCTCATAGGGGAGGCCCACCAGTCGCGCGCGGGGAATACAAAGCCCCGCCACAACCAGTAGTAGACCGGAAATCAGAAAAGTCCTATTCCCCCGCATCCCGATAATGCCGCCGAATGTCACCCAGATGCCAGACGATACAACCCAAAATGCCGCATCTGATAGGCCCAGCTTGGCAGCGTAGACCGCCACCAAACCGCCGATGATAAGAGCCAAAGCCGATCTATGCCGCCAGTCGGATGCCAGCATCAGCACAGCGCCAAATTTAGTCTTTCGTGTTATGCCCATGCGGGCGGGTTATGCTCTGTAAATCTCGCTTAGAAACTGGTTATAAATCGCCAGCAGGTCCGCATTTGCTGCTAGCTTCATGTCCACCGCAAATACTGCCACATGATCTATATTAGCCTCTGGTGCGAGTGACCCATTCTGCGAACCCACAAAAAAGGTAGTGCTTGTCTGGATCGTCGCCGTGGTCGTGTCTGCCACAGATGTTTCACCGGAAATAGAAAACAAAATATCGTTCGAAGAATCAAACGAAACCATAATTTTCATCAGTCGGCGCGGGTCTTTCGTTGTCGTTATCGTAGCAAAATCTGCCCCCAAAAAGGCTCTGACCTGGGGCGCGCCTCCCAAACTTGCCGCGCTTCGAATATCAATGACGTCTGCGCCATTCACGAGCATAAGGCGGCTGTTGTCATTCAGTATCCGGGCACCCATTGCGAGCGTCAGGCCGGGGTATCCCGAAAGGTCCATCGCAACTTCGTACTGCACCGGGTCCGCATTTGTGCAAGCCAAAACACGCCGCCCAATTACATTGTCTGTAGCAAGTACGCCCCTGTAAGATGTGGACGCAAGCGCAGGGCCGCCTGTTTTAAGGTTGGAAAACGAGGTTACGTCCGAGCCAGAAAATGTGGCGTATTCGTCATTGAGCCGCCATAGCCCGAGGCAACGGCTATCATTTGCCAAATCTGTCACATAGTCGATCTGAACAGGCAGGTTTGCTGTTGCCGAGACCGTGCCGGGCAAGTTGAGGGAGAATGTCATCTGGCGTTCCTTACGCTGTGATTGTTTCTTTGTGGCTGCATAGCCACGTGTCTATTGTTGCGCCGTCGAAAATCTTTGACGCTGGCCCGACTTGCTTGACGTTGCCCCAGACCCCCGAGCGTGTGCCATCATCTGCGACTGCCGCAGTCCTGTACCAAGCGTATGAGACCTCGATGCTGTCTCCGCCTGTTGGGGTAGCTGACAACGTAATCGCCACTTCCAAGCCCGTGATTACGATTGAGGATATGGTTGCGGTCACGGCATTTACTTTGACGCGAAATCCCTTGTCATCAGCGGCCTCAATCTGCGTGGTGTCTTCAGCCAAAACGCCGGACCCAAAAGGGTCTGAGAGTGTCAGCGTCACAACCGCCCCGGCAATCTCAGCAGCCGTGATTTTAAGAGGCACCCATGCCTCACCCTTGCGGAGCGTCTTGTATTTCACATACCCCTCAAGTTCTCCGATCTGTGTCGTGGCAAGAGCATTGTGGTGGATATTATCGCCCTTAAAGGCATAAGGATAGCGGGGGCCGATTAGGTGGACCCGGCCAGAATTGTTCGCGGCGAAAGTTACTTGATCCAGCATACTATCACGGCATGTTGACTCTGTACTTGTCGCCGGGGTCTGGTCCGAGTAGATCCGCATAGGCCCGCCGCGCAGGTTTAGCGCATCATAAGCCGCCATCATTTCTTCAAGTTCTTCGAGGTAGGTTGCGCCTGCCGAAACCACGCTTGCGTCAGACGGTGCCCCATGGGTCCACCCGAGTGCTGCGAATTTTGGCGCAAGGTTATACTGCGGCAATACGTCTTCTACCTTGGAAAGGATTGTCGTTTGCGCAGTCCATGCGGGGCTGCCCGGCGCGAGCCAGTCGTCGGTTGAGCCGGTGTTTCCGTCCTCGGACCACCAAGATCCGGGGCGCGGTCCGCCGACCGTAATCACACCGCGAATGTGCTGGTTTTCGTCCTTGCAAAAATGTTGATAGACCAAAGCTGACACTCGCCCAATCGAGACACCGCCGCGATTGTCAAAATCATAGTTAAGCGTAGTGTTAGCAAGTTCCGGTCCGACCCGCGCAAGGTCAATAACATCATCTGCCAACGTCGCGCGGTAAGACGTATAGAGCGCCCCAAATTCGTCCCGCAGCGCGTAGACTGTCGGAAGGCTCTTACCATCCAAATCATCAAAATCCGGGTCCAGCAAATCAGCCCGCCAAGATTGTCCATAATCAAGATGCACCTCCATCTCGTAATCCCCGGCATACACATGTGCGGGGTCATCCAGAACGGTGCCGACGAGGTAATTGGCGGGCCACCCCATTGCGTTTCCAGTGTAGCGCAACAAAGTTGAACTGACCCGCTGGACGTTCGCAATCGGACCAGTCGCGCCAAGATCAATGACGACAGACGCCGGAATGTTCTGCGGTATAAATCCCACCTCGCCGCTGCGGTTTATTAGAAAAACCTTCCGCCCAGACGCATCTTTAATATTGAAAATGTCATCACAAGAAGGCTGGGCAACCTCACCCCCCATTAATTCAACGGCAGTAGCCGAAACAGAAAAAAGCCGAGTTTTGCTTTCGTCGGTCACGTCAAAAAACTGGTCTGATACTGTGCGGCGGAACCTGCCGTCTAGCAGATCCACGGCACCATCAGCACGGAACCGCATAAAGTCCTGAGCAGTATCATCGACACGGATGCGCGCAAGAACGTCAGGCGTGCCTGTGTCTGTGACGAGGTTTGCGACGTTTGTTTTTTCGCTGTCAGTGAAAGCATTTGTATCAGCCTCGCCCTCATAAGCAGCTTTTATTTCTGCGCCGCTCTGTAAAATATTGTCGCCAACACGTATCCAGCGAGACCACGCGGTGTCCCAGCGATATTCCCCTGCATTGTCAACCGTCGCGCCGTCATAGCCCGTTGCCGAGGCGGCGCTGTGCGTCCCGGCGTCCGCATCTCCAACGGATGCCCGCTGCCCATCGCCCGTCCCTGTTGCCGCGATCAACTCGACCCAGCTTTCATAGAGGATCGAAACAAACGCAGAAGACGACTCAATAGCGGTTTGCGCTGCCTCAGCCGCCGTTTGAGCATCGCTGGCGGCGGACGCGCTAACCCCGGCAGTGGTCGCACTTGCGGATGCATCATCAGCAAACCCCGACGCCTCAATGGCACTTGCCGCCGCCGCATCCCTTGCAGCGTCAGCCAAAACCAAAATACTTGCGCTCGGCGGCGTGAACGGAGGTGTCTGGATCAGGGCAGAGAACGCCGCACTTGCGCTGTCTGGCACGTAGATCGTGCCGAGACTGATCGGCGCAACTGGCCGCGCAGCCGTAGCCCCGAACCGCTCAAGCGTAACGTAATAGGCACTCTCGGTCGTGCCCAGTGCGTTTGGCCAAAGGTCAACCGAGAAAGCCCCTGTCGATGTATTGACAGTTGCCTCAACCCGAATCGGCGCGATAATTTCTGTCTCTTCCTCGACATTCGAGAGAATGAAAACCAGCTTGGCACCGTAGATCGGGATGGTTGTATCGGGTAACTGGATGACGCCGGAAACCGTGCATTGCGCTAGAGCCATTTTACATTCTCGCTTTCATGTTTAGCGCCCGCCATATTCTGCGCGCTTGAGCAGGTAGACCTTGCCCGCGTCGATGTTCCCGCTGCCGGAAGTGTTTAGCCTGGCTTTTGTGATTGTCGTGCCGCCGCCGTAATGGAATGCCCCGGTTAGAGTTGTAGCATCAGCAGAGTTTCCTGTTTCTTCCGCAGAGGTTATTTCAGCGAAGTGCATATCCCGAGACCACATTGGGAAAATCATCCGAATGAAAAAGCCAAATTTCTCCGTGGTGTTGGTATAATTCGCAATACCTCTAACTCCGCTGTAGGTGGAATTTGCTGCCCGATAGACTGAAAACTCCAAATTACTAGCGCTGTTAATCGAGACCCCTTCACCGATCAGCGCATATTCCCAACCAGCATCAAAAATGGGCGTTTCAATTTCGGCAACCGTGCCGTCAACAGAGTGATCCCATATCGGGTCAGTGCCGCCAGCCCCGTCCTCAATCTGCCACGTGAAAGCGGCGATCGGGGCAGTCGCGTCTGTAACGCTAATTGCCAGTAGGTTATCTTTCCACGCTGTCGCGAGTGCCTGTGTGATTGGGCTGTCTTGGTCAACCTGCCCGGTTGTGATGGCTGTGTATGTCGACATCTAGTTGATCCTTGCGCAGTTTGAGCCATCGCTTAGGAGGCCATCATTGTCGCCGATATAGCCGCTTTGAAAAGGCGCGAGTTCTGGGCCGGGGTAGTCTACAGCATCGTCAGCCATGATGTACGAGATCAGGCCATATAGCGTCGTATCCTCGGCCTCGTATTTAACAATCTCGCCCGATACGATTTCCTCAGCCTGTACGATTGTCCAAGTTCGAATTTGGCGCTGGCCGAAATCATCTACGTCTAGGTGGTGCGAAATGCGAACTTGATCGCCCAGCCAATAATCGCGATCTTTCGCATCGAGTTGGAAAGTGCAGACTTTTGGCGTGTCAGCAAATCGCGTGACGATTTTTGACCCAACCGTGCCAGCCGTTGCCGCAGTGCTTAAGAAATTTCCCCACACCTTGCGGATTGATGCCTCGCCGTAAAACTCTTCTGTCTCTGATTCAAGATTGGCGAAAATCTCAGCCGCTTTGAAGCTGGCTGGCTGCTTGTCAGTCGCCACCGCGCTGCGTTTGCCGTAGTAGACCCAAGCCTGTGAGGCGCGATCAACAGGACGCTCTTCAATGCTGAAACTGTCCGCGATGATGTGGTTTTCTTCCGTCAGGAGATCCGGCTCTGCATCAATGCCCCGCACGGCTTTAATCTTAATTAGCGATGTGCGTTCGTCCCACCAAGCGTAAGTCATCGTTTGCAGCAGGATCGACGAAATCAATTCCATAACGCCCGTTGGCTCTGAGACCACGCCATTGAGCAGGAAGAAGCTGAGATAATCGTCACGCTCCGCCGCCCATCCCGCAAGATCCATCCAGTCGGTAGAGACCCCGGCGTAATCCTCAAGCAACGTTTGCAGTGCAGTGTCGATAAACGTATCATCGAAGCGCAGGCATTGCTGGACGCCATCCTCTGCGCTGTGGCTGGATGCTGTCGTGTCGTCCGTCGCACGCGTCACACCTGTGAATGTCACACCGTTTGTCGTGTCTGATCGCCCGGTGTAGGTCATCACCTCGTCACCGATCCGCAGCGTCCCCGTTTCTGCGTAACTTGCAGACGTGGCCCCGGTGGCCTCGAAGCTGGTTGTGCTGTCCGTGATGTCAGTTTGCAGGACGCCGGGGGAGGCCAGTGGCGCTTGGGCCTTTCGTTCCTCAACCCGCGTTAGAATGTCCTGACCTTTGATTGAGAGTGTCCCAGAGGCCCCGCTGTGCTGCGCGCTTTGCAGAAAGTAGGTTCTGCTGGTCATATCGGCCAGCGCCTGCCCTGCGTACCCGTCATACACCGTCATCTCGACGTTTTGCCGATACGGGTTACGCGCAAGCCACCGTGTCCAGAAGCTGCCACGATCTGCGTCAAGCGGATTCCAACTCCGCCCAGCTCCATATGGGTCAACTTTGGCGTCTGTATGTGGGTGATCTGTGAAAGTGAATGTGCAGGACGCCCGCTTGCCGATGGGCTGCGACGTGCTGTCCCCGCCCGCCAGATTGATGCGCGCGGGCACGGTCGAAACAGACTTGAGAGATGGGATGATGTAGGGCGCTCCCTCAACACCTCTATCCGCCACGTTGCCGCGTGAGAAAAACAGCGAAAGCGGCGTGCCTAGAGCAAAGTTCGCGGTGTCTTTACAAGTCCTGCGCGTGTTGTAGCATTTCTGATCCGCCGTACCAGATGCGGTGCATGGGGAAGATCCGTAGACATGTGCGCAGAACGGCTGTTTGAGTTCGACAATCTGCACAACCTCACGGCCCGGTGTGGTCTCAGTCATAGCCATGCCCTCTTCCGCTAAATCCTACTGTCATCAGATTTCTTATTCCCATGTTTGAGGGGCTGTTGAATTGTGTTGGATTCATCAGCACGACTTCGGCGAAAGTCTCAGGACGCCAAGCAATAAAGAAGGGAACACCCTCACTTGCGACCTGAAACGGCCTCCAAGTTTCTCTTACCCAATCCGCATCAATGTGCTGCCATGTGTGGGACGTCATCAGCCCGACGCGCTGCTTTGTGCTGCCGAGAAACTCGCCTGTTTCGCTGGTGTTCTGGCGATATTCAATCATCCGGTTCAAGTGCGTTGGTTCCACGCCGCCGTAGATCGGGCGCGTCATTTGCAGCGCCAGTCCCGCCTTCGCCACGCCGATTTCGCAGATTACATCAATCGACACCCGCCATTTGGAAAACGTCACAGGTTCGCCGAGCAGGAGCATAATGGGCATGTTGTCCGCCGGGGCCGTCTCCCCGATCTCGACCCAAACCGCGCCTGTCCAGATTTCAAACGTGACCGTTGCAGATGTCGTGCCCGCCGTATGAGCGCCGATGCAAAAACAGTCCGCTGTTGTGTCCGTTGACGCGTCGTATTCCCAAGTGGCCGGAACGCTTGCAGGCTTCCATCGCTCATAGGTGAGGGTGTTTGTCGGCCCGCTGGCGAAGTAATCTGCATCTGTAGTCGATGCCGTGATTGTGCCACCCGTCAGCCATACGCCTGTGTGCAGGATGCGCGCGTGGGTGAACGGATAATCCAGCGGCTCAAGCGGTGCCGGGTATAAGGGGGAGAATATAACGGCCATTATGCGTTGACCGATAAGCCGCGAATAACGCTGCCCCCTGCTATTTCGTCGCCAAATTGCTCCATCAGTCTGCGCACGTCTGCCCCCGAGAATCTGGCGTTATCGCCGCCTGTTAATGTGACGTTGTAGTATGTGCCCGCCTGCGCTGGTGCAGCCGCTGTAGCACCTACTGAGCCGCCACCGCCGCCACCGCCGCCACCGCCACCGCCACCGCCGTTTGGCGATGCGCTCTTGATCTGGCTTAAAAGCATCCCTGTTTTGGCAAGCGATGCCGCCGTGAAAGCTGCCGCAACTGGTGGCCCGCCCAACTCCATGCCCTTGTCCCAGGCAGTTAATGCTGCGCTATACCCGTCGATTATACCCTGAGCGAGTGCAGCCGTTTTGCCGATGGCAAACAGCTTTTTGTTCTCGGACTGCATCAGGCTGGATAGATCGCCCAGAGCGCCGCTGACCGCCTGCAATTTTAGTTGCAAAGATGCGCGCTCAATCGCGGCCAATTTATCGGCGTGTTCTTTCTGAATGCGCTCTTCGATGTCGTTGTAATCCGCGCCCAGATCGACCTTGGACTGGCGGAACTCTTCCAGCTTTGCCAACTGCTCGGCGCGCGAAGCGTCCAGCGCCTCGGTCTCTGTCATCAGCCCTTCTTGCAGGCGGGCCAGATCCTCGGCCAATTCCTCGGCTGTTGGGATGGTGCCAGATGCCCCGCCGCCGCCATTTTTGGTTTTTTCTTTTTTGGGATTGCGGACTATTTTGGGGGGGACTTTTGTGGCAAGAGCAGGGCCGCCGTCATCAAGGATGACGTTGCCGTTCTCGTCTAAAAACCGTGTGCCTGTTGTGTTGTCAAAAGACATTTCAGGCGGGAACAAGTCGCGCGCCGCGTCCTCTTCTGATGGCTGTGCGCTTTCTGTCCCCGGCACATCCAGCCCAGCCGCAATGCCTGCCAGCCGAATGAACTCAGTGACTGCCGTGACCGCTGGCGTGATTGCCGAAACCCATTCGCCAATTTTGGTGATGAATGAATCGATCGCCGGGATGATATTGTTAATGATGAAATCAGCCGCCGCGACGATTTCGTCAGAGTATTCCAGAATAGCCGCAGATACTTTGGTCTGAAGTGTCCGCGACAATTCGGATAGCCGCTTATCGAGTTCTACGCCTTTTGCGATTAGACCCGCATCAAGAACGCGCCCCGCAGCCTGCGCCTCATCTCCGAGCCGCTTCATTTCCGTTCCGTTGTTCCGCAACAGAGGCAGCAGCGCCGTCGCGTCAGAGGCAAGCGCCTCCATGTAGAAGGTCATTTGCTGTTGACCTACGCCCGCCTTTTCAAGTGAGGAAACGTAAAGCTGCAAAGCCTCTGGGCCGGATAGTCGCGCGAATTGCTCTGCCGTCACCCCAACGGCTGGCGCGATGTTTTCGAAGAAATCAGCAAGCGGGCCAGCGCCTGTTGACATGAAGTCGCCGAATTTGTCGTTTACGTCCTTGAAGATGTCGGCCATTTTCTCTTGTGAGAAATTGACAGACCGCCCAGCCTCGGCAAGCCGCTGGAATTCCGTTGTTCCGACCCCGGCCAGATCGGAAAGCACCTTAATTTCCTTGACAGCAGATCCAGCAGCCTTGCCCGCGGCCAAAACAGCCCCCGCAACTGCGACACCAGCCGCCGCCAGACGAACAGTGAACTTTCCAACCGTTGCGCCAATCTTTGCCATGTCGCGGGATGTTTTTTTGGTCTCATCGCGGGCGTCGGCCATTCCCTTTTTAAATTCGGCGGTGTCTGCGCCGATGCGAACGATGATTGATGGTAATGCCATTTTCATGCAGCCTTTTTCTCGTCAGCCTTGGCCTGTCTGACCATCTGCCGCACGTCTGCCATATCCTTGCCACGGCTTCGCTCGCGCTCTGGCATTTTGGCGTCTATCACCCACCACACCTGACCCGGTGGCATGGCCCAGAATTCAGTGGGTGAAACCCAATCATTCGCAACAAAAATGTGGTGAAGCGTTTTTACTAAGCCGCCGCTTTCTTCTTTTTTGCAGGCTTCAAAGGCTCTGCATCGCTGTCGCCGCTTGAGAGCATGTGCCCGATTGGCGGGGCAATGATTGAGATCAGCCCGACGATGGCGCTTTGAATTAGGATTGCCGTCTCGCCTTTTGCGTCGGCCATCCCTGACATGATGGTAAGATAAACCTCATCGTCAGTCACGCTTGCACCAGCATAGCGCAACGCGGCCCCGTAAGCCCGTGCAAGGGTCGAATAGCTAGGACCAGACCCACGGCATAGAACCTCAAGCGCCTGACGCCCAGACGCGCCCGCGAACACGTCCTCAATGGTCGCGATCAGCATCAGTTGTTTATTTGCCGGGATAACGTATTCATTGCCATCCCAGCCCAAAGTCACATCTTCGAAACCCTTCATGATCGCCCCTTATGCTGCTGTATAGGTCCACGTGCCGTTAGATGTGAACGATCCGGAGAAAGTCTGTGCGTCCTCGTATGCGCCCGTCTCGGAATATCCGGACAAGACAAAGCTACCGCTGATTTCGTCCCCGTCTGGGAATTCGAATGTGATATCCGTCAAGAAGCTGTCCGTTGCAGTTGTGGACATGGCGATATCGCGCAGCACGTTGTCCTCTTCGTAGCCTTCAATCGAGAGTTCCAAAGAGCGCCCCGTCAGGATGCCCGCAAGGTGCGTGACGAACCCTGAATCGCCTTGATCCTGCACGTCGATTGGTGAGCCGTTGACAGTGACGGAAACAGTCCGACCGCCCGCGATTGTCACCGCATTCTTTTTGATAAGGCACAAGCGGCCTGTGAGTTTCGCCATGATAAAAGCCCTTTCGAGTGGCCGTTGTGGTGGTTAAATTATGCGGATTCGTCCAATGTAATCCGCCATTGAGACACAAAGCGCCGCGTGTCGCCGCCATCGTCCCAACCTGTGTTCACAAGGTCCAGCTTGGTATCGACCCAAATGGCCCCGGTGACTGTGAGCGAGTACCATTCCAGCGCCTCGCGGGTGGACGCCCAGAGCGTCAATATGGCGTCCTCTGCACTGGCCGCTGCCGTTGCGCGCGCGTACCCGTCGATCTGCACGACGAATTCACCGCCGCGCGCTTGATTGGTGTTCCATGCCGATTCCGCCGCCTGAACAATGGCGACATATGGAAACGGCGATAAGCTTTCGCCCTGTGCGTTCTGCGGGGCCTTGGGCGACCATACCGGGACGCTCAACTGCGCATCCAGCCGCGTGTAGAGCGCCTGACGTAGCGCCTTGTATGTTGGTGCTGCCATTAGAGCGCACCATTTATTGCGCGCTCAAGACGCGCTCTGAACTTTGGCCGCATCTTTTCAACCGCTGGAGTGAAATACGGGCGCGGCTCAAGGTTGCGCGATGGCACACCAAACTCAAGCGCCGCCGCATATACTAGGTTGCTGCCCACGGTCGCGGTGAATTTGTCAACCGCGTCAAAGTCGATGCTGTTGGCAAGGCGTCCGGTGTCGGTTGCTGGTGCCTCGTCGGGGGCAGATGCTTGGTGAGTTCGTGTCGGGTTTGTTTTCTCGTAAACGATACCCGTGGCAGGCCCGCGAATGACACGCTGCTTCACGTCGCCTTGAAGGCCAAGAGCGGATGATGTGACCGCCTTAGCGACACCTTCAAGCACATCAGCAGTTGCGTGGCGCATGGCCTCGATCAGTTCACGGTCGCCTGTGATTTCGAAATCCGTCATAGCGCCACTCCGACCTCTGCCGTGATTTCCAACCAGCGATCTGCTAGATCCACGTTATTGACGAACCGGATGTTGTACGCCCGCGACCGAATGACGACGCGGTCGACCTCGGTCAGCCCGTCATAATACCGCGTGACGATTTTATGCGTGGACGTTGCTGCCGAGCGTTGTGACTGCCACCGCTCGCTGCCGCTCATCGCCGAAACCATCGCGCGGGTAGGTGCGCCCGTAATTGTCGCCCACGTCTCTGTGAAGCCCCCAGCGCCGTCGCTGGCGCGCGTCATGCGCTCGAAGGTGACTGGCTCGCGGAGCATCCCGGAAGAATAATCAGAGCATTTACAGGCCATATTAGCGCGCCTTGTGAGTGCGAGTGATAACATAGCGAATATCGTAAACGTCCATCGTGCCGTTGGCTCGAATATATGTTGTCGCACCGTTCGTTGCCCATGTCGCCAGTTGATAACCTGCCACCGTGAAATTGATCGGACGCACCACGCCGGTGCCTTTCGGGAAAGAGATCAAGCTCCGGTAAATTTCCCCAACGCCGCCCCCGATATCGAACCAAGTTTCCGCAACGGTTGTGTTAACATTGGTTGGAAGCAGTTTGCATTCAAATGTAATTATAATGCCGTCACCAGCGCGCCCGGTTATTGTTGAGCCGTTGTAAAATGTTGTTACATCGTCAGGCATTTGCGTTTCGTTTGCCGTTCCGCCGTTGTTTGGAACAACGGTATTAGTGTCCGCAAGCACCGAAAAAGGAGCGCCTGAAGTATATTGGGTATCGACGTATTCCGCCCAGCCGGTGTCATCCGTTTGCAGCGAGGTGTTCGCCGTAGCAATCCCCGCGTCGATCTGCGCGCCGGTATAACTGGAATTATAATCAGCCATTATGCGGCTTCCTTAACTTTGAACGTGTTTCCGTTGGCTGTCAAAAGACTGTCGCTGCCCAATGGTATGAAGTTAACATAAACTTCGACTTCGCGCGTTACAATTACAAACGAATTGCCTTTAAATGACCGGGCAAAGAGCCGTTGACCAAGTGTCAAATTAAATAATGTAAAATCAATCGGCGCTTGGTATGTTTGCACGCGATGGGCTGGCGCATCAATCGCTGGCGGTGTTTGCGAGTTTTCAAAGTGCAGCAGGAATGACCCAGAAACGCCGCCCTCAACAAGCAAAATATTAGAACCGCCAGTGATTTCAGTCCATGCGCCTTCTGTTAAATCTATCCGCTGAGTAATCATTAGATGCGCGCCACCATGTACGCGCTAAGAAGCGTCTTTGCGCTGGTGGCCTCTGCCGCCTCGTTGCAATCGCCGCGATTGGTATAGAGCCACGCCGCCATGCGCTTGACCGCCGCCCGCAGTGCTGCCGGGGCGTCTGTGGCTGCATCGCCGTACCCAGCGATATAGTCGATCTGGATGGCATTGCTCGCGCGCAGAGCAACAGGCCATGACGCGCCGCGCTGTAGCGTGATGCGACCCGGCTTGCGGTATGTATCAACGTCGAATGTGCTGGCGATATTGACTGCCGTGCTGTTGCTGTCCTCGTCATAGACGGTCACGGTATCGACCGTCTGCAATGGGAAGCGGGGCAGATCCACGTCAGCCCATCCAGCCGCGCCATAGAGTTCAGAGATCGACCCTTGGCGCACGCCATCCCACCACGGCTCTGCATGGCTGGGCCAGCGATCTAGCGCCAGCTTCCACGATTGCGTGATGATTGCCAGCCCGGTCATTTCCTCGATCCACTCGCGCGCCTCTGCGATGAAGCCATTGGCCTCTGCGTCGGGCAAGCCCGTGGCGGTCTCATTGAGCAGCGTCCGCAATTCGTCTGCGGTGACTGGCTCAACAGCCGGGGCAGATGTTTGGACATGGCCGCGATATTGATAGAGCGACATGGGCGAGCGTAGGGCCATCAGGTTTTAGCCTTTCCCCGTGGGCGCCCGCGCTTTTTTGGCGGAGCCTTGGTTTCCAGATCAGGCACAGAGCCGATAGTGTCGCGCGGGTCATATGCCTGCGCTGCGCCCGCATCGATTGCCCATTGCGCCACCCGGCCATCGACTGCCGTGCCAAGCGGGAATGTGCGGACAGTGTGCCCATCCGGCGCGCACGTGAAGCCATCTGCGCGGGTAATTTTAGCCTGCATTCGTCTATCCCCTGTGCTTTATGACGGGGCGAACATGCCGCCCCGCTTTAAAACTCAGCTAATTAAGTGCGAGCAACCGCCGTGCCGATAAACGTAGTCGGCGCGCGGTGAGGCTTGTTGAGAACAGCCATGATTGAGATGTCAGCATCCGAACCAGTGGTGCCCGTGACGCTAATGCCCACATAGCGCTCAGAGCCTTTGTAGCCCATGCCGCCCGCCGTGGTATTGTCGGCACTGTCGGATGTGACAACAATGATATTTGTGGCGTCCACAGTATCTGTGGTTGCAACAGTGGTCGCAGCCGCCGCCGTGGTGTCTGCGCTCTCTTGCAGCGTCACGGTAAAGCCAGCAGCGGTGCCCGCGTCAGTAACGGTGTTGTTGACCACGACGATGGTTGCAGCGTCATAGCCTTGCAAGTCCACATAGGACGACACTGCTGGCGTAGTGCCCGAGACAGTGACATTGCCCAAATGGACTACGGTTTTGTTGTTTAGCATATCGCGCATCTCAGAAATCCTTCTATCGGCGCTTCAGGGAAGGCGGGCCATCACAGCCCGCCAGGTTGATTAGGCTTGAAATGCCACGATTTTCATCGCTTCGAAGTTGACCACATCGCCGCCCACACGCTTGGTTGTGTAGAACTGGATGTATGGCTTGCTCGAATAGGGATCACGCAGGACACGAATGCCGATGCGATCCACGATGGTGTACGCCTCGCGCCAGTCACCGACCGCAATCGAGAGCGAGCCAGTGGCTGGATCGGGCATGTCTTCAAACGATGCAACGGGATAACCGAGGATCGTCGCAGGTTGACCGGCGGCAATGCCGGGTGACCAGAGGTAGGAGCCATCGCTGTCCTTAAGTTTGCGCGTCAAGGTCGTGGTGGCCCGGTTCATGGCCCATACCGCATTTGCGCGGTAGGGTGCCTTGAGGCCGTAGAGGGCGCTGATAAGGATATCGCCGCCCGATGGAGCCGCAGCAAACGCACCATTCACGCCCGTATCGAATTGCTCGATAGTGCCGGGGAGAGTGGTGCCGTCGGTGTACGTCAAGAAGCCCCGAGGCTTGTTGATGCCGTTGCCAGTGACAAACGCAGCGGCCTCAGTGCGGGCAAATTTATCCGCGACCTTGGCCGACAACCACGCTTCCATGTTGATTGCAGCGTCATCAAGCAGTTTCTGCGTGGCCTGTGGCTTTGCAGAAAGTTCATGCGCGGGGATGCGGTAGCGACCGATCTGAGGCGTGTCTGTCTCGGCGCGGGATTCGGTTTCCCCGACCCACGATGCCCCGGCTTCGTCCAGATCATACAGCCCCTCAAGCGCATCGCTCGAAATGGTCTGCACAGTCGCATACGCGCGCATTGGCGAGGTCTCGTATACGCGCTGCACGATGCGGCCCGACATATCCGGATAAACGACATAGCCGCCATCTGGATCGGTGCCGACTGACAATGCTTTGTGTTCGTCAGCCGTAAAACGCTCTTCGCCTTTGCGCAGGAAGCGCCCGAATGCAGACGAGTATTCGCGCATTGCTTTGGCGTCGAAATCAACCTTGCGGTCACCCGAGATAGACACAGCCCAATCTCGGGCCTTGGCGTCAAGGTCAACCTCGTTGCCGTTCTGATCCGTCATCACGCGCTGCGAGCGCTTGAATGCCAAGGCAGCGTCGTCGGTGACTTTCTGGTACTTGTCCAGATCGGCCTCGATCTTTGCCAGCTTCTGCTCAAGCAGAGGATCAGCCGCGCCCTTGGTTTCGATCTCTTTGAGTTTTGCGTCGTTTGCCGCTTTGAATTCCTCAAAGCCTTTATTGACGCCTTCCACAGCCTTGATAAGGTCTGCGGGATTGAATTGCTCAGACATTGGCGAACGCCTCCTGTAATAGTCTGATACGGTCATGAAGCGCCTTGAGCGCCTCGGTGTCCGGCTCGACCTCTACATCGTCCCGATGATCGGCTAGGCCATTGAAACCATCAGCCGCGACGGCCTTGGCTTCGGTCTTGGAAAAACCTGCGTCCCGCAGGGCTTTCTCAAATTCTCTGATTGTGCGGATTGATTTCACGCTTGCGCGCGCATCATCCAGCATGGGGATAGTCACTGCGGAGATTTCCCACAGTTCGACTTCATCCAAACGGCGAACCCGCCCGCTGCCCTCGGCAGATGCTTGGATAGTGCGGTAGCCGATGCTCAGGCTGTCCATCGCGCCCATCTTGTAGAGAGCGATTGCCTCTGCGCCCTTGCCAACCTCTTTCGAGATCCGGCCCCGGACGCGCAGCCCGCGCTCGTCTTCCTCAACCTCATCCCAGACGCCGATTGGCTGGCTCATGTCGTGCTGCCACAGCATCCGAACCTTGCGCCCAGAGCCAAGGGATTTGCGAAACGCGCCCCGGCTGATAACGTCCATCCCGTTGTCCACCACGTCGAAAACGCTGGCGTACCCCTCAATGGTGCCGTCCTGATCTGGTTCGCGCTTCAACTCGAAGGCGACTGATTTTGTCTGCATTGTCATTTGGTAGCCCTTTAAAATCCGTCGTCCACGATGTAGGAAACGGCACAGCGGCAGTTGATGCTTGCCCCCGCTGGTAGTGATCTGTCGCCCGGATACATGGCATCTATGGTGCCGCCCGGTGCTGGCATTTTGAACGGCTCGTCACGCTCGACAATTTGCCCGTCCATGCTCAAGTGATCGTATTTGTCGCCTGCCTCTGCGCCGCGCGTTCGTTTGTCAGAAACGGCCAGCCATTCTTTTTTTAGCGTCAGCCCTGTGGCCTTCGCTGCCTCATTCGCCCCGTAATTCGCCGCCCCGTGTGTCTCTGTTCGCGCTATCAGAGCGCCGCGCCAGCGCGAGATTGTCGGCACTCGGCGATTGATGTTTTTCGCTATCTCAGAAACGCCAAGGCCCTCTCCCTGCCCACCCATAATCACCGAGATGATGCTGGTCCGTGTGAATTCCGATATGCTGGTGATGCGCCGCCGTATCGCCTCTGCGCTGATCCATTCCAGCGCGAGCCGTTGAAAGAATTCGGCAAAGCCCTCTTTGGTTTCAATCCGAAATTTCAGCGCCTTGCCCTGTCTCAAGATCCGATCGCCGAATGCCTCGATCATCGTCACGCCAACGGCCAAGAATAGATCACGAATGCGCCGCTCGTGGTCATCTGGTAGGGCCGGGAAATTGCCTGTTGCCTCATATTTGTCTGACATTTCGCGCATGGCCCGCGCAATTTCCGCCGCGAATTGCCGTGAAAAGCGCCGATCCGCTGCCGATATGATCCTGTTTTGCCGCGCTGCCTCTCTGCGCGGATCTTGATCTATGAGGCGTCTCACTGTGCCTTGCGATCCAGCGGCGTGACGTT